ATGCCCACAATGTCGGTATGCAGCAACTCGCCGTTGGCATCGCCAAAGGTTGCGGGGGTACCGTATGCGGCTTCGCTCTTGGCAACTACCTTGGTAAATGCCTTTGCGCCTAGCGTAATGGCCATGGTCGATTACTCCTTAGTTGGCTTAGCGGCGGGTGCCGCGGGCTTGGTTTCTACAATCTCAACCAGCCCGGAGGCTGCTAGCGATAGGGCAACGGCGGCGTCCATCTCGGTGGCCTCATCGGTTGCGGGAAGGTAGGGGTTACCCTCGGCGCGAGGCTGTACAACTTTTACCGTAAGAGTACGCATTGTATCAGGCACTAACGTTTACCCCTTCCAAAATACTTACCTGCAACTCCGCACTAACCGTAATGTAGGTTTGGTCGGCCCAGGTATCGGTACCTAGTGTAGTACTAGAAACTACCGCTTGGGCTACCCCCGCTGTGTTTAGTTGCACCTGCCCGTCAAACACCCCGCGTAGCCATGTGCGCCATGTAAGCAGGTCGGCGTATTTGCGGCCCATGTCGGCTACCTCGTTAAGGTAAATAGTTACCGTAACGGTAAGCACGGTAGTACGGCTACCCCCGGTGCCGTAGGTAATCGAGTCGCCGCCCGGTACGCATACCGCGGCGGGTACTACGGCGAGGTTATCGGGCGGGGTTGCGTGCGCCGCCCGTAGGGTATAACCCGTAGGAGGCGTTGCGGCTGCAAGCCGAGCGGCTACCGCGGTGTGGATTACTAGGTCGTCCATTACGCCTGGATACCAAACCTATTGCGGTAGGGCTCTAATAGGACTTGGGCTTCTGGGTGCAGGGCTCGGCTCATGCGCATAACCCCGCCCAAATCCTGGCTACCGATAACGCCAAAGGGGGCGGTGCGGCTCGACCATACGGCGCCCGCCTGGATAAGCGCCGCTTGCTTTACCGCGCTAGGTACGGCTGGCCACCCGTATACGCCCGTAATCTTAATGGCAAGGTAGGTAAGGGGAAATAGTTTCGGCTCATTAGCCGCGGTGTCTACCTCGGTATAGGGGCGCGTATCGAGCGCCGCATTGCGCGGGCTAAGTATGTAATCGGTGCTTGCCCACGTGGTTTCATAGGTGCCGTCGCCATCATCGTCGGTTTGTAGGCTGGATACGCTAACGATAGGGTCGGTAAGCACGAACGATAGGTTGCCGGTGGTGTAGTACCGCGCTTGGCTTGCGGTTTGCCCAAACCCAACTTTGGTATCGCAATAGTTATTTATAAGTTGGTCGGTAGCATCAAGCACCGACTGGAGCGCCGTATCGTCGGTGCTATCGGTAATACCTACGCTGGCCTTAAACTCGGCAAGGGTTGCATAACTCATAGTTAGTTATTGCCTACTTTCAATACCTGCACGGCCTCGGTGCCGGTGCTTGCAATGCCATAAAGTTTAGCATTAGCGGGTAGCGCCAACTCTAAAAACCCGTCGGTATTCATAAGTTGCATGCCATTACCCGTAGTAACGTCGGCGCCGCCAAGGTACACCGAGCCGCCGCCGCTATGGTGGATAACTACGCGGCAACCGTCGGTGTCGGCTTGCACCAAAAGGGTAGCGGTTGTAGTAACCGTAACCTGGGCGCTGCTAATCTCTGCCATGCCTTAACCCCGCTTTCGCTTTACTTTGGTTGCGCGCTCGATAGGCTCAATAAGTGCCGCCTCCTCGCGCGGCTCCTCCGGCATTGTAGCGGGCGCCATGGGTAGCGGTACCGCGTAGCCATGTGCAATAAGTGCGTTGGCCTCATCGGCTGGTAAATCGGCAACGCCGCCCCTCGGCGGCCATGCGACGCCATTGCGTAGGCCCGTAATGTGGTTAAGCATCTTAACTAGCATGCGTACCCCCTTAATAGCATTGGGGGGCTTGGCGTATGCCAAACCCCCCGTTGCCTATCTAGTAGCCGTATTGGCTATTAGACGTTTGCGCCCTTAAAGGACTTAACGGCCGAGGCTTCGATAAGCCCGGTTACGCCACGTACCTGGATACGGTACGTAATAAGCCCGTAGTTAAAGGCAAAATCGGCGCTGCTAGCGATTTCTACGCCACCGACCACAACGGTCTTAATGGCGCCCAAATCTCCAAACACCACCGAGAGGGCCTCGTCGCCCGTATCGGCAAGTGCGCCGCTATAAACCGGGAACCCAAGCACCGTATCCGGGCGGCCAAGGTCGCCTGGTACAAAGATTGGTCGGTTCTGGCTATCCAGCAACTTCATAATGCCGCCAATGGTGGCATCGTTAGCAATAAAGCCGCGCTTTGGGGCTCGGCGGTACTGCTGCTTAACCGAGTAAATAAGGTCAACCAGGTCGGCATACACCGGCGCAACGGCTGCACCCTGCTTACCAACGGTTGCCGCTGCGGCAACGGCTGGGCCGGCAACTGCACCGTGTGCAATACCGACTTCCTGGCCCGCCTTATCGGCAACAAAAGCCGCAATGTCGAAGGCCGCATCTTGCACCAGTTCCTGGCTAATCTGGAGGAGCGTTGCGTACTTCGCTGGCGTAAGCGAAAGGTTAGAAAGCGTACCGTCGCTCTCGCCAATCTGCCCCGCCTCGGAAACTGCCGCGGCTGTGCCCAGCGCGGTTACGCGCGGGAGCAAAATGTTATTGCCGTTTGAGGCGCGGATAATCTCAACCACGTCCGCATTAAGGAACGGGTTCACCTGCCCGGCAACAACGTTTACGCGGTTTGCAACGGTAACTGGGTTGCCCAGGCCGGTGCTCTTAGTAACGTCGCGTACCTCAAAGGTGCGCTCGCCGCCCTCGCGGGCAAGCCGGCGGAGTTCGGCCGAATCATCGGTCGCCTCAACCTTTGGTGCCATCGCGGTTGCGTACTCTGCGCGCGCTGCATCGGCGGCGGCTCGGGCCTCGGTGGCCTCGCGCTCGCTCTTAATCGTTGCAGCAATGGTCTGGGCCTCGGCCGTGAGCGCATCAAATCGCGCCTGGCTCTCGCCCGTGAGGCCCTCGCCCTTTTCTGCCGTATCGGCAAGCAGGGCCGTAGCCTCGGTCAAAAGCGCCGCGCGCTTTTCCGAGAGTTTCTTAATGTCTGCCATTTTTCTATTCTCGCTTTCTACTATTGCTATTGGTTTACTCTTGCACCTTGGGGGGATAACTAACCGCGGGCTCGCCTAATAAGGCGGCGGGGCGGCGCCTCGTTGCCCTAAATGCTCTCGCTCTCCAGTTCGGCAAGCCGTAGCCGTGCAGCGGCAATGCTCGGGTCAATCGTTGCGGGCTTTGGCGCCAAGGCGCTACGCACCGCATCGAGAACCTCGACCTCATCATCGCTAAGGCTCTTGCCCGCCTTTACTGTTTCGAGCGTAGAAATAAGGCGCTCGGCGTCAACGCCGATGCGCGGCTCGGCAACTTTGCGCACGGCGCTAAGGCCGAGCGTTGCCGGGTAGGCGGGCTGGTGCCCGCTCAAAATGGAAACTTCAAAAAGGTTTACCTCGCGTAGGGTGCGGTTTTCGCCGTCCCAGGTATCGCCGCCCTTGGGTACCGTAAAGCCAAAACTCATGCCCATAGCCGCGGCCTCGTGGGTAAGTTTGCTAATAATGGCGGCGGCATCGGGGTCGGCGGGGTCTAGTTTTGCCTCAACCCGTAGCCCCTGCTCGTCCTCGGATAGCGTAAGGCGCCCGCTCGCCGTGGTTGCAAGCATGCGGCTTTCATCGTGCCCATGCAAAAACTTAACCACGCGCTCGGCCTTTGCAACGCGCCCAAGGGTACGCTTAAAGGCGCCCGGCGTAATAATCTCGGTAAAGGGTAGCCCAGCGGAGGGCGCATCAAATAGCGCCGCATAACCGCTAAATACCTTTTGCCCGTCCTCCTCGGCAAGCCTAAACTCGCCAAGCGGTACGGCGCGGCGCTCTTGCTCTCGTGCCATTGCATTATTCTCCTTTTGTAGCGCCTCCGCCGTTATCTTATCTGCCCATGCAAGCACGCGGTCGGCGCCATTTGTGGCAACGGGGTTTACGCCCCATAGCAGCGCTGCAACCGCGCCCGCCCCTGGCCAATCGGGGTGGGTAGGTTCGCTATTTTGCGGTACGCCTTCCCAATCGCCGCGGTGGCGGCGAATCCATGCGGCCATACGCCGTACCTTTTCGTCGCTTACCTCGCCCGCGGCTAGTTGCCGCGCCTCGCGTACGGTTGCGGGCTGCAACCCATCGCCGCCAAGCCCGCCTTCGTAGGCTTCGAGCCCAGCGGTAGCGGCGGCGCTAATGTATGCCGGTACCGCTACAATCGCGCGCTCCTCATCGGTAAGTACCTCCTCGGGCCCGTAGGCTTCTAGCCCAAGGGCGCGCGCCATGTCGCGTACCTCGGGGTCGTTATCTATGGCGTACTCAACCCCATTTGGGTTGCCATCATCGGCAAGCCCGTACTCCTCAATAAGTTTTTCGTACTTAAACTTTTTAAAGGCAAGCCCTACGGCTGGGCCCTCGCCCGCGCCCTCAAAATCATTAAGGTATACGTGGTCTACACCGGCTACGCCGTGCTCCTGCAACCATGCGCGGGTTTCCTCTAATCGAGCAACGGGGCGCGCGCTTACTACGATAAGTTGGGTTTCGCCGTCCATTACCTTTTGGTTTAGGTACTCAATAAGCGGTAGGTTTGGCGTATCGCCGCTGGTGGTTAGCGTGCCGTCAATGTCTACGATTGTATACGCCATTATGGGTTTACCTCTTTACCTACAATGCCAATGTTTAGCGGTTGCCTAAACTCGTCGCCATCTGGCCCAATGGAGGCGCGGTCTTCAAGTTGCCTAATCTCGTTAAGGCTTAACCAGCCGTTATTAAGGGCTACGGCGTACGCCTCATAGCGCTCCTTCGTCATCGGGCGTAGCAGGGCATCAACGTTAAACTTTACAAAAGTAGTATTGCCAACAATGAGCCGCTGGAGCCCAGCCTCAACGCGCGCGATAAGCGGCCCGAGCCCAAGGCGTAGCCACTCGGCACTTACTACTTCAAGGCTGTTATACGACGTGTTGCCGCCCGGGTATTGCAAAAGGTGCAGCGGTACGCCGTAAATACGTGCGATAGCCTCGGTACCCCATTGCATAGTTTCTACCATTTGCATGTCGCTAATCTTGGCGCTAAGGCTGGCAAAATCCGCCCCGCCGCTCAACACCGCTACGCGGTGCATGCGGTCGACGCCCTCATGGTTGCGCCCAAAGGCGGCGCGCAATGTTTGGGCTTGCTCTTGGGTAAGTTCGCCCGGCACTTTAATAATGCCGCTTGGCGCTGCGCCCTGCTCATAAAACTTAGCGGCGTATACCTGGGTTGCGGAGGCAAGCCCAAGCGTTACGCGGTGGTGCTCAACGGGGCTAAGGCCGCGTAGGTTTTCGCCGTACGCAAATAGCGTAATGTGCACGATGCTATCGGCGCCAAGGCTTGCCGTTCCATCGCCGGTAGTAATCTTATAAGTAGGCGTACCATCGTAGGCTTGGTGCACCTCAACCTTACGCGGGTCGAGCACTCGCACCTCCAACACCTCGCCCAAATCATTGCGCACGGTAAGCAAAAAGGCGTTGCCATCGAGCAATAGGCTGGTAACGATACGGTGCCGCAAATCAAACCCGGTAAAGTTTGGGTTATTGGGGATAGGCTGGTCAAACCATAGCGGGCGCTTAACCGGGCGGCGCTGGCCATCGGCCCTAATGTACGCGCCCCACGGTAGGCTGGCTACGGTATCGGCGTAAAGTTTTACCGCGGCATACACCGCGCCAATGCTGGTTGCGTTATCTTGGTTAATGGCAACGCCCGCTACGCGGCCGCCGCTATCCTTCCACCAATCGCTACCCCAGCCGCCGCCAATGGCGCGCTGCTCGTTTTCGCGCCCGAGAATACGGTCAATGATTCCCATAAACTCCTTTTATAGTTCGAGGTACTCAACCTTTGGCCGCGGCTTTTCTGCCGGCGTGCTACCTAGGGTAGCAGCCCTACCCCATGCCATGATAGTTGCCACGCACAAGTCTATTTTTTTGCCGCTATCTTTACCCTTGCGTACCTGCACGCCATACCTAGTTTGGTAGGGCGTAGCGTTCATTACGTGCCGCGCGAGGCGGGGGTCGCCATCATGTTTAAGGCGGCCATTAACTACCGCATCGTAAAAGGCGGCGGTAGCCGGGGTCATACGGGCGGGGCTTTGCGGGTGCTCAACCACGGGCAAGCCCTCGGTTTGCCATCGTTCCATGGTGGCTTGCCAACGGTAGGGGTCGCAATCTATCTCCTTAACGGCGTAGGTTTTGCATAACTCAACCATGCGCAACTCCACCTCCTCAACGGGTACCCGCCAGGATAGGTCGTCGATAGGGCGCTCCCAATGCCCTAGTACAAACACCGCCCCGTCGGTAATCCGCACGCCTACAATGGCCGTACTATCGTTAGAAAATGAGCCGTCAAACCCGATAACTAGCGGCTCGCCCTCGCCTAGCACTAGCGTTGCATCGGCGCACTTATCCCAGGTACCAGCCGGCAAAAAGGCGGCGCCGCTTGCCGTAAACTGGTTAAGGCGCTTGGTGCGAAACTCGGCCTCGGGGGTACGCTTTTGCGCGCTGGTTAAATCATCGAGCGATAAAAGCGGCGGCTCGGATAGCAGCCCAGGGTTGGCTTGGGCCCATTTATCGGGGTTGCCGTAGGCATCGTCGTCGGCCTCAAACCATGCCATGCCAAGCGTAGGGTCGTCGTTTTCGCCGGCAATGCGGCGGCGCGCCAACTGGTAAAGGGTGTAGGCAATCGAGTCCATGCCGGTTTGGTCGGTGCGTTGCCCAGCCGTAGTAATCGCCAAAAATAGCGGGCTGCGCCGCGCGCCCATGCTTAGGCTTAGCACGTCAAAAAGGTCGCGGTTTGGCCATGCCGCCAACTCGTCGGCTAGTACCAGCGTGGCGCTTAGCCCCTCCTTGGTATACGCCTCCGAGGATAGCGCCCGCCAAATCGTACCCGTAGGCTTAAACTCTAACGTATCCCTAAATACCTTTATTTGCTCGGCAAGCATGGGGCTCATTTCAACCGCCCGCTTGGCATGCGCCATAACTAGTTTTGCTTGGTCGCGGTCGGCGGCGGCGCTGTAAATCTCGCCGCCGTTATCCCCAAACAAACCCAGCGCCAAAGGTACCGTGGATAGCAGCGCGGTTTTACCGTTTTTACGGGCGGCGCCAATCATGTAAAAGCGGTGCGTATAGGTGCCGTCGGCTTTGCGGGCTAGGGCATGCCGCAATAACTCGCGTTGCCAGGGCCTAAAAACCATAGGCTCGCCCGATAGGCCGCCTATTGAGTCTTTGGCAATCGGAACCAGCGCCTCGCCAAACTCGGCAACCTGGTTGCCTTGGCTGCGCGCTAAATCCTCAACGGGTGTAGGGGTTAGCCATCTTGGCGGCCATTGGGTAGGGCCGAAAACTTTTCCCGAAACTCCTCCAGCAATGTGCGCGCTTGCACCATTGCGATACCCAGCCTTGCCCGGTCGCTTGGCGTTAGCCCTAGTACGGTTAGCCATTTGTAAACCCTCTCCTCCGTTGCCGTGCGCATACCCCAAGCCGGGTGGGCATAGGCATAGTTTTTGTCGGTATACAAAACCAGCCCGTCGCTTTCTAGCCTAGCGGTTAGTTGCGCCAATAGCGCCTCATCGCGGCATAGCATCGTAAGCGCCTCGCGGTCGCTCTCGGCTAGCCAATCGCACGCCGTGGTTATCCTAGCCCAAACCCCTTGGGCAATCGGGTCTAGGCCCTCGGGCATCGTTGCA